ATATCTTTCATATTAGTTGTTGCTGGTTCAATGCCTTGGTCTATCGCTGACTTGTAAGCATTAAGTTCATTATCCCAAGCCTTCTGAGACATTACCCTTCCGCTATTAGCATCTCCTGTATTAACTTGTAATCCTGAAGCCCTTAGACACTCTCCCCAGTTTTCGTGATCTTGCGTGGGGCAACCTGTTCTACACGGCATTATGACCTCAATACTAGAAATCCACTATGTGTTTCATCCGATGCAGCATCGGCTTCTGCTTGGGTCTTTATTGTATAACCAAGACCTGTCAAAACATCCTTGACCGCTTCGGTGACAATATGACTTCTTCCGCCAAGGAAAACATATTCGTACTCGTCTAGTTCATCCTCGGTTACTGCTCGAGATGTGGTTACAGTAGCCCCATCTATCAGGACTGCCACACCCCTTGGGGATACAACTCTCCTCCACCACTTGTCTCGTAGTGGAAAACCTTCCATCACCTGCGGTGGGTAAAAGGTGTAAGTAGCCATATCTCTCCTTTGTAGAGAGGGGGGTAAGTTGCCCCACCCCCCTCAACTATTTAGCTCAGATTAAAGAGCAGATGCACCGGTCTCAAGACGGCAAACTGCTGCATCACGGAAGATGCCCCAGCCACCGAAATACTTCCAGCCGAGTGCTGACTTACGGCGAAGGATGTCAATCTGAGGTGCAATGACGGTTTGTACATCATAGACATTAGCCTCAAGAAGAGCTTCCTTACCAACTGCAACAGCCTTGTAGACAGTTGCAGATGATGCACCTTCAGCAGCAGAAGGAACACGAGTTGTCTGAACAACTTGGAATCCTTCAAGAACACCGATGGTGCCAGTCAAAAGGTTGCCAACATTCTCAGTTGTGTACTTGTGAATGTCAACGAATCCACCTGATCCAGTTTCGGCACGAAGGTCGAAAGCTTGGCGTGGGTGAATGAACAGAGTATAGAGATCTCCAACACGAGGTTGTGCTGAAGCCTCTAGAAGCGTGGTCTGAGCCTTACGAAGCATTGTTGTCGAAAGGACATCAGTTGCTGTAAGGGTTGCTGTTGAGGTACGGGTTCCACCGTACTTAACAACAGATCCACCAGTAAGAGCAGTAGCAACAAGCTGATCCAAAGTATCGGCAGCGTTGTATGCAATAGCATCACCAATCATTGTATCAATGTCGGAAAATGCAGCGAAGTTTACCTTCTCAGTTTGCTCAACTGCATTACCGTATTCGGTAACAGTTACAGTTACTTGAGATGGGTTTGCCAATGCAACTGGAGTTATATCAGATGCCTCGGTTAGAGCTGTGGTAGCAGCAGTCAAGTTAGCATAAAGTGAAAACTTGAGAGTGGTACCCGGGTTGGTCATTGAAACTGGTCGTAGGTCTGCAACAGAACGCATAACAGGAAGTGAGCGGAGTGCAGCACGAACATATGTGTCATATGCTGTTACTACGAGGTTGCCAAGACCAGAGATTTGTGTAGTTGCCATTAGGCACTACCTCCTATTTTCTTGGTTAATAGCCCTGCTTACCAAGATCTGCAAAGAGCTGCTTTAAGGCTTCTGGGCCTTTGGCAGCAGCTTCATCCATTTGAGATTGAATCAACCTTTCTCTGTCGGCTGTCATGCCGGCATCCATGGTTGATTGAGCCTTTATGTAATTTTCTTTGAAACCTTCTGGCAAGTTAGAGCTTGCTTGGTTGGTTGATTGACTTTCGATTCCGAAAACATCTCCGTATTCAGAAAGCCAAGTCGACAACGATTCCTCCGTGAGGTCGATGTCCGGTGGAATGAATGCCGCTATTTTCGGATTCACACCACGAGAGGTGAGGGTTTCTTTGATGGTTCTATCTCGTTTTTCTTTACGCAGTTCGGAAAGCTCTACCTGAATTTCTTTCAGTTGCTTTTCTTTTTGCTTATTAGCTTTGCGTAGTTGAGAAAATGCATCATTCGAATCTAATTCGAAATCTTCCTCATCATCTTCATAATTGGACATTTGTCCTACTCCCTTTTTCTATGTTTGTCGCTGGCCTCAAATAGATCGGGGAATCTACTTGGCTCCAACTGCCGGGTTAATACTCATCTCAAGCTCCGGTATATCTAGAGATGGAGTGGGTGTTCAGGTCTTGAACCTGAATGACTGCCAGTCACCCGACCGATTAAACGGTTCTTGTTCTTAATGCTCTCTGACCAACACCTGTTGTTCCAGAAAACTGTGCAAGGTTTGTAGCTCTTAGTCTGCCCATTGTTTCTGTGGCTCCGACATCTCCACCGAACTCGGCAGCGATAGCTTCTTTGGCTCCAAAATTTTCGCCATAGATTGAAGCAAGATCTCCATACTGCTGAATGTTTCTAGCAACCTGTGAGAACTTCTGTCTTTGAGTTCCATAGGCAAGTGATCCTGCACCATATTGCTGTGCAATATCTGCTTGTTCCTTGGTCAAGCCCTCAAGAAGGGCTGCTGCTGTATTGAGGTTCTTACCTGCAATACCTTCAAGAATTGATTGACCTCTTGCTGGATCAATCATGTAGGCAGAAATCATGTCATCATTAATGCCATAAAGACTCTTAAGTTGACCACGGATTCCCGGATCAGTTGTTTGCACGAAATCTCTATATGCTTGAAATACATTTGCTACATCAATATTTGTGTAGTTGTTTTGTAGGAATGTCTGGAAATCACTTGTTTGATCATAGAAACCTTTTGGTGCATTATAGGAAGTAAGAACCTTTTGGTATTCATCTTCCATGCCAACAATAGTTTTTTCATCTAATGAACGATATCCAGCCTTGATACGAGCTTCATTAACCTTACCGAATCTTTCATAGTAAGGTGCTGTTTGGATCAGTTGTAGATAGAAACCTTCTGTGGTTGTAGGTATCTCATCAAACTTCTTACCACTTCGGTCTACGCCTTCTCCTTTGAAAATATCAGAGATTACTTTACCGAACTCTGGAACACCCATTTGGGTGAATCGTTCTGTAATAATGTCAAATGCAGACTTGCGTTCTTTGGCTAACTGCTCAAGCTTTGCTTGCTCGGCAGCTTTCTGTTGAGCAGTAAGTTGTGCCTGAAAACTAGCCATTGATTTTGCAAGGGCTGCATCAATAGCTTTCTGCACATCTTCTGCACTCATTCCTTGCGGTGTAGTATCTGGTGCTGGAGTATCTGTATATGTTCCATCGCTGTAATAAGTACGAATTACACGACTGGCACCGGATCCAAGAATCTCAGTTCTTGTAACAGTTTTACCTGTTGGAGTTCCAACGATTTCAGTAGTTCCATCATCATAGGTAACCGTGAATGTGCCATCGGGATTTTTAACACGAGATACTTCTTTTTTATCAGTTTTACTTGCAGAAAAGTTTGGCTTAAATGTTTTAGATACTGGATCATATGTATATGGTGAAGTTGGTGTTACTTCTTCTCCATCTGCTGTTGTATAACCAGTTTCTGTTCTAGTTGCACCGACTGGTATTGGGCCAGTAAATTGCCCACCTTCTGATGCTGGGGTAGTAAGTGGGCTTCCTGTTGGAGTTCCTGCTGGAGTTCCTGCTGCTTCAGCAGCTATTCTTGCTTGATTCTGAGAATCTGTTACACCCAATGGAACATTTCTTGATGTTGGTGCATCTGGAATTTTAATTGTTGTTCCCGAAAACAAGGTTTTACCATCATTATATTTAGCTTCTGTAGTTAGTTTAGGGTTGGCATCAAGCAAAGCAGAAACTGTAGTATTGTTTGCTTTAGCTATACTAGAAAGCGTTTGACCGCTTTTAACCTTTACTTTTTCTGCCATGTTATAGTCCTAACATATCCTTGAGTTGTAATGTAACTGTGTCTGCCTTACCACGAGCATTAGATGTGAACTGCCAACGACTATCCTTAAATAGACTTTGTTCAAACATCCATAAAGGAACTGTCTCATAAGAAGTTGCAGAACCTTTAGCATCTGTAATTGCCTTACCCTGCATAGCCTTGCGGATTGTAGGATCTTCAAGATCTATACCACCCTCTGGGATTTCCAGAATACGAACCATTGCTTGGATGTATGGGCTGGCAATAGCCAACGGAGATTCTCCATTAAGGATTCGATCACGGAAAGCAGGGAAAGCTGCAACAGCCTGTTGACGGAGATTCTCATCAATCTGCTCATTACTAGAATCTCCAAGGAAAACATTCTTGGCAAGATTAGTTGCTGCTTCATCAGTAATGGATAGACCATACTGACGATACTTAGTCTGCACCATCAATTTATTTGAATTGATTTGTTGTTGAACCTGTGGCTGAGATAGATACTTATCTGTCCTGCGGATACCCTTTTCGAAGTCTGCAAGGTTTGTAGACTTAGTCAATAGTTGTTGGAATAAAGGATCATTCACAGAGAACTGTGAAGCAGCCATATTAAAGTTTTTAGTATAAGTCTGGATATAGTCAGCAGCAGCTCTATCGAAGTCAAGACCTGCCTTCATTGCACGAGCAATGTCTGGCTTAACAGTTTCTAACTGATACTTCTCGATAGACTTAAGACGAATCTGATATTGAACTTCATCCTTGTCTACTACCTTTGCAAGAAGTTTATCTCTGAAAGAGGTCTCTTCTTCTTTGGTTAAGGTAATACCATTAGATAAAGCATAGCCACCTACTGTTGCATTAACTCTCTGATTAACATCTTTATACCAAGCAGTATTACGAAGATACCCTTCAACATTTCCGGGTAGTTCATTAGCCTTAGCAAACTTAATCAGATCGTTATAGATTGTAGGATAGTTAGCCTTGAAGTATTCAAGTAGATACTTTGATCCATAGGTTCCAAGAGTTGACTCTTGTGCTGTTGTTAAGCCTGTGCCTTCTTCAGCAGTTGCTGTAGCAAGGATTCCATTGTTGTATTTTTTACCATTATAGGTTCCGGTAAATGGGCTACCATTTTTAGTAAGTGGCTTATTCTTGGTTCCACTACCTGCGTAAGTATCTTTACCACTACCTTTATTATTAACAACTTTATTACCTTGGTTGTCAGTAACTACAGATAGTTCTGTATCTGCAATTTTAACATCTGGAGTTAAGACTTGACCTGATACACTCATTGGGGTTTCAAATGGTCTGCTGCCAAAAGGAACATCATTAGCGGCTTTACTA